ACAAGAAGAAAAGTGAACGACAACGGGTTTACCGCATGGAATAAAAATACATACAAGCTGTCGGGAAGGTGGAAACATTTTGAAATTCCCCACACCAGAAATCCAAGCTAAATCAACACCAGAAATCCAAGGCTAATTATAATATTACCATATATATACGCTTTTACCGGGGTCAGTTGGGATCTCCTTTAAGTTGCTGCTTGAGCATATAAATAATTTGTGCCGATATGCTGCGCTCGTTGCTTTTAGCGAGTGTTTTTATTTTTGCGTATAAATCAAGCGGACAGTTGAGCGGTACGTACTTGTGGGTAGTGGTATTTATAGGCATTGAATCAACTCCTTTCAGATATATTGTATCACTGTAAACAACAATTTGCAAGAATAATAAAATTGTTGTTGACAAGTAACGAAAGTTGTTATATGATGGTATCAAGAAATTAATGAAAGTGGGGCTGAAAAGGATATGAACACGATAAGAGATATTAAAAAGGCACTGAAATCCGATGGCATAATAAAAGTAAACAACCTTGAAATCACCTTGGACAACCTGAACAACTGCGAAGTAAGCAAGGACGGCGAATTCGTGTTCTCCTGCTCATCGTGGTGGGAGTTGGATGAATTTTTACTAGATGAAGGCTTCACGGTATACCCGGTACAGTAGGGGATAGAGGTAAAGATAGAAAGGGGATAAGGGGGATATGAACGTATACCAATATTTTTATAGACCTTGTTATGATACGGCGTGTAATTTCACAGGACTATTCGGATTTATTGGTGACAGCGACAGCGATTTAGCCGGAGTAATACAGGCAGACAACGAATACCAGGCAGAGGCAAGGGCAAGAATAAAACAATTTGAACGGTTCAAAAAACATTTTAATTTCGTAACCGGAGTCGAGATAACAAAGGTATTGCAGATAAGTTAGGGTAACACAGAAGGAGCCGGAAGGCTTCTTTTTTAATGGAGGTAAACATGTACGATACAACAGACGGTAAAAAGGCAGGGATATTAAAGGATGTTGATACCAAAACGGACAGCGGTACAACAAGCCGATATCAATAGAGTGGATCGCTGAGTGCAATGAGCTGATGGGCAGGTGAGGGATATTAAAGCAACTGAGGGACTGGATGCAAAGGAGCCGCAAGAGGCTAGTGAGGTTGATATTATGGAGATAGCAGTACAAGAGCCTGTTGCAGAGATGGATAAAAGAGGGAGACCATGTAAATACGAGAGCCATGTTGAGCCTCATTTGGATAAGATATATAAGTGGCTAAAAAAGGGATATACAGATTACTCCATCGCTGATCGGTTGGGTATACATCAAAATACATGGATGAGGTATAAGGATAATTATAGTATTTTAGGTGATCTTTACACCCGCGCACGCGCCCACAAGAGCGCTTTGGTGATGCATAAACAATATGAGAGAGCTATCGGTTACGAGCATAAAGATCTGTTTATAGCCCAGTACCAGGGCCAAATCGTGGAAAAGGAGATAGTCAAGCACTATCCGCCCGACGTACAGGCTGCAGATCTCTACCTGCGCAACAATATGGAGGATTACAAGGGCGCAAAGTCCGAGAGTGGCCTTACGCTGATCCAAAACAACTACCAGCTGCCCGAGGCCAAGGCGGAGATAGCCAGGTTGCTGGAGGAGTACAGGCAACTTGAGAGGCTAGAGGCTGTAGATGTGGAGGCTATAGAGAGTACGTGATTACACGAAATAGTTTTTTCGTTCAATCAGTCAAGCCTTATAGGGAGTAGGGGGGAGGGGGACTGACGGCGGTCTCGACATACATTACACCCCCTTGTCAATCCATAAAATTTTCAGAATTTTTCAGGCTCATTATACTTGACTTAGTACATTACTTAGTAGTACAATGTAACTAAGTAAATTACTAAGGAGTGATATTATGCCGACAAAGGTTTTTTTAGAGGACAAACAGCAGGTCACATTATACCCGACAAAAACACAACATAAAAAGTTGAAGGAGCTGGCTTCGAAACGCGGTAAAAATCTCAGCACCTATATTCTGGATTCCGCCTTCAGGGATGAAAAAATCCACGAGAAGCTTGACAGGATTATAGGGATGCTGGAGGGAAAATCGGATGTTGAAAAGATTCTACCTGCACAGATTGCCGTGAACAAAAAGATTGACAATATGTCAACCTTTGAACCTGAAAAACTCAGGGAAGAATTTAAAACATATTTCAAAAAGTAGAATCCGAAAGGATTCTTTTTTTATGAGGTTGAAATGGACAAAAGCGATATAGAAACCCGCAAGAAGGAAATAGAACTCCGCGTCATGGAAGTGCAGAAGAATATCGTGGAGCCTCTGGAAGCAAAGGAAGACTTTTATAAGTTCTGTGTGTACATGGATCCTGTTTTCTTTACACCAGGCAAACCCCACCTGAAAAGAGTGTCGGAATTGTTTCAACAAATGGGCGAGGGGAAACTGAAAAAGATTTATATATCCATGCCGCCAAGGGCGGGAAAATCCTATGTAACATCCTTTTTTTGTGCGTGGATGATAGGAAAAAATCCCAGGGAAACAATAATGAGAAATTCCCATACCGGAAGTCTGGCCGAGGACTTTTCTTTCTTCATACGCGGATTGATGACCAATGAAAAATTCCTCAAGGTATTTCCGGATATAAAAATGCACGATGACAGACAGTCAATCGACAAATGGGGACTGAAAACATCCAAGACCGGAACCGCATATTTTTGCGCCGGTGTAAACGGAAACATAACGGGGAAAGGCGCCAATTTGATAGCAATCCTCGACGACCCCATAAAGGACATTGAGGCCGCATTGTCGGAGACACAGATAGAAAGCGTATGGAAATGGTATTCCGGCGTACACATGGCCCGTATGGAAAAGGGATGTCCCGAAATTCACATAGCTACACGCTGGTCAAGGAAAGATCCCATAGGACGGCTTATAGACCCGCAAAGCAAGGAATACGACCCAGAATATGTCGGAATCGTTATTCCCGCATTGGACAAAAACGGCGAAACATTCTGTGAGGAAATCCATACCACAAAAGAATACATGGGCCTGAAAAACAAGAATGATTCCTCCATATGGGAAGCTGAATTCATGCAGAATCCCATAGAGGAAAAAGGACTTCTTTTCCCGATTGAATCACTCAAAAGATTCAGTTTGAGCGAGTTGAAAAAAAATCCTGACGGAGTCATATCCGCATGCGATACCGCGGACGAAGGAACAGACTATTTATGTATGCCAATAAGCGAGCGTCATGGAGCCTATACTTATATAACGGACGTATTGTTCACCCAGGACGGAGTAGAAATAACCGAAGCTCTGGCCGCAAAAAAGATAATAGACCACAAAGTAAAGATACAGGTAACGGAGGCCAATTCCGGAGGCAAATCATGGGCAAGGAACGTCAGAAAGCTTGTAAAGCCCAAATGGCACTGTCAATTCATAGACCGGGACTCCACGACAAACAAGGAAACCAGAATTTTGATGAACGCCGGATACGTCAAGGAATACTTTTACTTTCGTAACGACTATCTATCCGGGAGCCAATACGATACATTCATGCGCTGGCTTACCTCTTATGTCAAGATGGGCTCAAACAAACACGATGATGCACCTGACGGAATAACGCTTCTCGCTATTTACATGCAGGAGAATTTCAGGGCAAGAGCAAAAAGCGAATCAGACTTGCAGCACGGAGGTACCTACACCTACGTCGAACTCAAAATGAAAGGTTATAAAGAATACGAAATAGACCGCATGGCAAGGGAGGGCCAAATAAAAGTGATGGGAGGGAGAAGGTGAGCAATTCATTGTTATGGTTTTTTTCAATAAGCGGGTTTGTTTTGGGCATGGCCGGCCTGTTCGTGGGCGTATGGGATTTAAGGGTTGACCTTTCAGACAGACGCATAGACATAGACGACTTCAACGATGACAATCCGGCGCAAAAAGGCAAACATGATTATCTGAACAATGCAGACCCTGAGGATTATGCAGACCTGAAATATCTTGAAGAACATGAAAGGAGGAAGAGGGATGCCATTAAAGAAAGGAAAAAACAAACAGGTAATAAGTGAAAACATAGCGGAACTTGTACACAGCGGAAGACCGCAGAAACAAGCCATAGCAATTGCCATGGACAAGGCCGGAAGGAAGAAAGGTAAAAAATAATATGAAGATACCTGAAAAAATAAAGATAGGTGGATACGATTATAGTGTTGAAATGTGCAAAGCTCTTACGAGAGATCATGGTTCACAGGGAACTCAATGCGGAAATGGTCTGGATATAAAAATTGATAGTGGACTTCCAAAACAAAATCAGGAATCAGTTTTGATTCATGAAATAATAGAGGCAATAAACTACCATTACGATTTAAAATTTAAACATGACACAATTATGATTCTTGAGTCAACGCTTTATCAAATCATAAAAG